AAAGAACTAGATAAGTGGTATAGTCTCTACATTAGGTTGCGTTCAGCAAACGAATTTGGTTATTGTCAGTGCATAACTTGTGGAGTAGTCAGGCACTACAAGGACGGTATGCAAAATGGTCATTTTCAAAGCCGAAAGCACCTAGCCACAAGATTTTCAGAAGAAGGAAATTGAGAGGTACAGTGTGTAAAATGCAAAGTCTAAGCGTGGGGTGAACAGGACAAGTTAGAATTAGCTATAGATGCAAAGTATGGAGAAGGTAGGGCTCAGGAATTACAATACGTAGCTAGAACAACTTTAAAGATTTCTAGGATAGAATATGAAGAAAAGATAAGTTATTACAAATCACTTGTTGATAAGTTAAAAAAAGAAAAAGGAATTGAGTAAAATTTTTTTTATCTTTGGCGTATGATAGAACCGATTTAATCAAGTGAAGAACAAAAGCAAATAATTGAAACCTATATAACTATATGCACTGAGTTCGCAAAAGATGTAAGTTCAAAAACAAGATACAATAATTTTTTAGATGTAGTTGATGTTATTTTAGAATATCACAACAATTACGGCAAAGGAGTAAGAGAAAACAATTGGTACGATTGGATAATGATAATACCAACAAATCTTTCAGTTGCTACAAATGGTTTCTTTGCAGGGCTTGAAACTAAAACTAACGCTTCAATAATAAGAGCATATAAAGTTGTACTTAGTGAAATGGTTTTTGATGTAGTAGATAAAATTGACGCTTTAGAACAAATAAATGACTGAGATATACGCAGAAATATCAAAGCTAAGTTCATTCTTTAGAAAAATGTGTTATGGTATTACGCAAGATGAAGAAGCTATAAATGACGCTGTTCAGGAACTTATGATTTACTTTCTTCAAATGAACCCTGAAACATTAAAAGATATTTGGAAGAAAGACGGACAAGAAGGATTAAAGGTTACGGTGCTGTAGTATTAAGAAGAAGTTTAACAAGTACAAGAAGTCCTTTTTATTATAAGTATAAAAAATATTATACACATATTGATAATTTTAGTTATAACGCTACTTCAACTTTTGATGATGATGGGTATATTTATGACCGTGCTAATAATAAAAATATATCAAACTTACCTAATCAAGAAGAAGAATACAAATGGGAGAAGCTAGAAGAAATTGACAAAGTATTAGATAAACAAACTTGGTATGATAAAAAGATATTTGAACTTTACTACTCAGGTGAAACACTTGACTCACTAGCTAAGAAAACAGGAATAAGCAGAAACAGTTTATTTACTACAATAGACAAAGTAAGAACAATATTAAAAAAAGAATTGAATGAAAATGTATGACCCTGACAAGTGTTCTTCTTTTGAAATGATGTTTGGGTTTTCTCAGACAATAATCGTTAAAAAAAGGAAGCCAAAAAAAGCAGATGAAAAAAAACAAAAGAATGAAAAACTAGTAGCTATATTTCCTTCATAATATGAACAAGTTTTTTGTACCTAACGAAATCTATGAAGATAGAATAGCTATCTGTAAAGGTTGTGTTTACTACAAATCTTTATTAGGAAATTGCTCCATTTGTAAATGCTTTATGAAAGTCAAAGCACGAATAGCACCTTTGGCTTGTCCTCAGAAGTATTGGGATAAAACAACAGAAGTAGAAAGTCCTGATACTTTGCCTCAAGAAATAGTAGATGAAATAGTAGATATGTGGAAAGACTTAAAAACAGGCAGAGCAAAAGACCAAGCAGCTAAAAAAAGAATGATTGAAACCTACAACACCATTTTTAATACTAATTACAGTCCTAGAACAAATTGCGGTTCGTGTATATCAACTTGCTTTGATGGAATAAAAAAACTATATAATGAATACAAATAGAACTTACAAATCAATTAAGTGGGTATTAAACAGCCACATTAAAAATAATGTCAGAAGTCTTTGGACTTGGGAAAACGACAACTTTACCTGTATCTTTGAAAACTACTCAGGTGATAGCAGAATATACACACCGCACCAACTTTTAAAACTTTTAAATAATGACACAGAACGACAAACTAATTAAAAACCTAGAAAATATGCCACCTATAGAAGTAGATTACAAAACAACACCTGAACCAAGTTACTACTCAGGAAAGAAATACGGTTACTCAGCAAGAAAAGTAGTAGAGGACTTTCAGCCTGATAGCTACAACTTAGGAACTGCAATCAGTTATTTATTAAGAGCAGGTAAAAAAGAAGGCAACCCTGCTGAACAAGATATACAGAAAGCAATAAATCATTTACACTTTGAATTAGACAGATTACATAATGACTCTTTATAGTTGCGAATGTGGTAAAGAAGAAAAAGAAGTTGGCAAAGCTACAATAGTTTTAAGGGATAAAAAGTGGGTTTGTAAAGAAGCTCAATGCAGTTGCGGAAAATGGATGGACTCAGAGCCAACAGACGGAATGCCAAGTCTTAAAAGAACTGAAGCGTCTTTAAGTAAAAAAAAAAGAGGTGAAAAGCTATGGGCAGGAGCAAAAGAAAAGCTAATAGGAACAAGAGGAGTAAATGAAGACTACTAAATGAAGTTTGTAATAAAAGACAAAAGAGACAAGCAAAGTCTATTCAGTTACCTAAAAGAATTAGAGAATGACTACATAGTAAGTGTAAAGAAACAAAGAAACACACGTAGCAATATGCAGAACAGTTACTATTGGAAATGTATCGTACAAGGACTAGCAGAAGAACTAGGATATTTTCCTAATGAAATGCATGACGCTTTAAGAGCTAAGTTCTTGTCTGAATATGAAATGATAAGTTTTAACGATAACCAAATAGCAATAAATAAAATAGGAAGTACAACAGCTTTAAACACAAAAGCCTTTGAGCAATACACAGAGCAAATAAGAGTATGGGCTTTAACTGACTTAGGCATAAGGCTTATGCTTCCAAATGAATATGAATAATTTCTATTATATATTATGGAAACAGAACAAAAGAGGACACAGGAGGGTAAAAAGAAATTACTAGCTGCACTAGAAGTATCTTTAGGAATAGTAACTGAAGCTTGTGAAAAAGCAGAAATAACAAGAAGCAGACACTATGCTTGGTATAATAGTGATGAAGAATACAAGAAAGCAGTAGATGAAATTGACAGTAAGTTTATTGACTTTGCTGAAACAAGTTTAAAGAAACAAATAAAAGAAGGGAATACTACAGCAACTACATTCTTTTTAAGAACAAGAGGACGTAAGCGTGGTTATAATGAGAAGCAAGAAATAGACCTAACTTCAGGTGATGAAAGAATTAAAATTAATATAAACCTTGGAGATTAGTCCTGAATTTACACTAAAGCAAAAGGAGTGCTTGAAATATCTATTTGACGATAGCACTAAAGAAGTTTTATTTGGAGGTGCAGCAGGTGGAGGTAAGTCTTGGGTTGGCGTAAGTTATTTAATCTTAATGTGCCTTCAATACCCTAAGACAAGATACTTGATGGGTAGGTCTAAGTTAGACGCATTAAAAAAGACTACACTAAACACATTTTTTGAAGTATGTACTGCTTGGAATTTAAAAGCTATAAAGGATTACACTTTTAACGGCTCAAGTAATGTGATAACCTTTTACAATGGTTCTGAGATAATATTAAAGGACTTGTTCTTATACCCATCAGACCGAAACTTTGATAGTTTAGGTTCATTAGAAATAACAGGAGCTTTTATTGATGAAGCAAATCAGATAACAGAAAAAGCAAAGAACGTAGTAGCTTCAAGACTTAGATATAAACTTGATGAGAACGGTTTAATACCTAAGTTACTAATGACTTGTAACCCTGCTAAGAATTGGGTGTACTCAGAGTATTACAGACCTGCACAGGAAAAGACAATCAAGCACTACAGAAAGTTTATCCAATCTTTAGTTATAGATAACACCTACATATCTAAGCACTATGAAACACAGCTATCACAATTAGATGAATTAAGTAAACAAAGACTTCTATTTGGAAATTGGGAGTATGACGCAACTGCTGATAGTTTAATAGACTACAACTCAATAATGAGTATGTTCAGTCAGAAAGGAATTGAAGGAGATAAATATATAACTTGTGATGTAGCACGATTTGGAAGCGATAAGACGGTTATAATGCTTTGGCAAGGGCTACACATTAGATATATAAGAACATTGCTTAAATCGGCTGTAAATGAGGTTGTAGACGAAATAAAGAAACTACAACAAGAGAATGGAGTAAACTTAAGAAATATTATAGTTGATGAAGACGGAGTTGGCGGAGGTGTAAAAGATTACTTAAGATGTCAAGGTTTTACCAATAACGCAAGAGCTTTAAAAGGTGAGAACTATCAGAACCTAAAGACTCAATGCTATTACAAATTAGCAGACCAAATAAACAAAGGGCAAATAGGAGTTAGTTGTTCTGATGTAAATATAAAGAATTACATAACGGAAGAATTGGAACAAGTAAGAACTAAGGACGCTGATAAAGATAACAAGCTTCAAATAATTCCAAAAGATACAGTCAAAGCAATATTAGGGCGTTCTCCTGATTATGCAGACGCTTTGGCTATGAGGATGTTCTATGAAATAGACAGTAACTTTGGTAAGTATTACGTGCAGTAAACTAAAAACAACAAATTTCTATTATATAACAGATGAAAGTAAAAGTCAAAAAGAAAGGTAAGGTAAAAGAGTTCAAATTGATTAACAGTTGGGAAGAAGTTAGTTTGGAGAAGTGGTTAAAACTTATTGATTTTGAAACAGGTACTAAAACAGAAGAAGCAACTGAAACAATAGCGGCATTATCTAATATTCCTAAGCAGTTAGTAAAGGAATTAGCTTTATCAGATGTGGCAGTTATAATGAACAGGATAGCAGCGTTACAGCAAAAGCAAGATACAAAGCTTAAAAGAATAATTGAAATAGATGGTGTTGAGTACGGCTTTCATCCTGATTTGGACAGAATTACTCTCGGAGAGTATGCAGACATTGAGACCTTTATGAAGGGTGGAATTGAAAAGCATTTACCTGAATTGATGGCTGTTCTTTATAGACCGATAAAAGAAAAGAAGAATGACATTTATATTATTAACGCTTATGATGGAGATATTCGGCTCAGGACGGAAGAAATGAAAAAGATGTCAGCTCAACAAGTGCAAAGTGCATTGGTTTTTTTTTACACTTTAGGGAAAGAGTTGTCAGAGATTTTGCCATTGTATTTGATGGAGCAGCTGAAGGAAACGAAGACGCAATAGCTACAGAGAGCTTTGCAGAGAAGTGGGGTTGGTTTGGTGTGATGTATAGATTAACAAATGGTGAGATAGTAAATTTAGAAAGAATAACGAATTTAGG